TGCGTATCATCACCGCCCCTCCTCCGAATCGCCCCGCTCAGGCTCGTCCGTTGACTGCCGGTAATCCGCCATGAGCTGCGCCAGCTCAGGGAAAACCATCCTGACCTTCGCGACCTCGTGCGCCCATTCGTAGTGCAGCGCCTGCCGCGTCCTGCCGGTCTGCTCGGCCATCTCGGCGAAGGACTGCCGCACCGCGTGCACGTCCCCCGAGCCCAGCCGCACCGTCGTGAGAAACATCGACGGCGAAAGGTCCGCCAGCGTCCCGAGCCGTCGGCAAAGGTCCGCCGCGCTCGTGTGCCGCATCTCGTGCATCTCAACTAGCCTCTCCATGATTTCGCACGATAGCTGTGCCGTGCCGCGCGCCGCGTCGTAGGTCGTGACGCAGGTTGCGAACCTATCGGCGGCCGTGATCGAGTTCACGTCAGGTCACCGACCGGATTGTAGATCAGCTTCTTCAACTCAGGCGTAATCTCCACCGCGTCGATTCCCTCGATGCCCATCTGCCCGAGGCTCTCGCGCTGTTGCAGGATGAGGATGAGCGCCTTGATTTTCTTGATCCTCTCGCCGTATTCGCGCCCGATCGCCTTGCGCTGCACCTCAAGAGTCGTGATCGCCCTCGCCGCTCGCGAAGAGAAGCGCAAGGCCTCTAGCTCGCGCTGGTCATTGGTGTTCGTTTCCATGTTGTGTTTCTCCGCCTTCGGCCTCCGCGCGTGAGCTGTGCGTTGAGTCGCTGATGCTTCGCCCACGCGTGGCCGCTGATGCTTTTGGGTTTGTTGTCTGTGCCGCGCACGCGACCCGTTTCGGTCCTGCTGCGTTGCGTGTCAAGCCTCGATTCAGGCGCGTGCGTAACTCGCCTCAAACGAATTTGATCGGCTCGCAAATCTCGATGAGCCGCCGCACCATCGGATCTCCCCGCACGCTCGAAGCCCCACGCTCGGCAATCCCCTGCGCGTCGAGATTGGTCGTGACGTAGAGCGGCAGACGCTCCGAGACGCGGATGTCGAGGAAGCGCATGAACCACGACATCGCCCAATCGCTGCGCGCCGTCTGAATCGCCTCTTGCCCCAAGTCGTCGATGAAGACGATCGGCCTTCGCGCTACCGCATCGACCCATCCCCGCGCATCGTCCCGCCCGTAGTTCAAGCATCCCTGCAACGTCGCGAACCAATCGCCCGCGTGAAAATACCGGATGTCGCGCGCCTCGTCGTGCGCGAGCCGACGCATAAGCGCCCACATCGACCTCGTCTTGCCGCGTCCGGTCCTTCCGCTAAGCAGCAGCCCCTTAGCCCCGACTTGATGCGCCAGCACGCGTTCGATCTGCGCACGGTTCGCGGCCATCCCCGCGTGCCCCCAGTCCGATTCCCGCATCGCGGGCGGAACGGCGGAATTAAAACGGGCGATTGCGTCGCGTTTGCGGGCTTCGGCGAGGAAAGCAAGGGTTGCGGCCTCGCCGTCGAAAGGAGTGCCCGAAAATCCCTCAGGAACGACGCCTGTGAGCAGGCTGGCCATCGGTTGCGCGGTCATTCCCGCCCCTCCGCCCTCTTTGCCCGAAACGCCGCGAACTTTTCCCGCAGCGTAAGCAGCGCCTCGGCCTTTCCCTCGTCCTTGCGCGGCTTTGCAACCGTTGGCTTCACCGCTCGAATCGCGCTCACCTTGCGCGGCGCGACCTTGCCCGCAGCCCGAAGCGCGCGCTTGTCCGCGTTGATCTTCTCCTTGTTGCGCTCGCGGAAGGCTGCGTATTGCTCGCGCTTTTTCGCGGCGTTCTTGCGATTGTATTCGCGCCAGTATTTCGTGCGTGAGGCGGTCATTTCGCGGCCTCCTTCATGGCCGCGTCGATGGCGGCCCGTAAATCAACGCCGCAACAATGCCAGACTCGCTCGCCTGCGAAGGTAAATAGAATCGTGCCGGAATCGAGCCGCGCTCGCTCGGTTGCGAGTTCGGCGTCCCGATGGAGCGTGACGAGCCGATAACGTTCGGCTTTCTCGCGCTCGGTGGCGAGTTCGCGTTGCAAATTTTTAATTGACGCATAATCGTCCATCGCCTCGCTGCGTAGACGTTCTTTGGCTGCGGCGAGTTCGGCCTCGGCGCGTTCGGCGCGGTTGACGATTTCAGTCACCCGCGCCCCGAACAAGTGCGCAATCTGGCCCTCGTTAAGCGTGCGGAGGCAGTGAGCGTGCAGGGCGTGCGGGTCCGCAAACGCAGCCTCGGCGCGTTCGGCGCGGTTCATTAGTTCAGTAATTTTTTCTCCCGCTACTTTGCGGAAGATCAAGAAATCATTGTCCGTGCTCATTTCGCATCCTCCTTCATGGCCGCGCCTAAATCCTCGCGATCGTGAATTGCATAAACGTCGCGGTTTCCGGTCGTGTAGTCATTGGCTTCGACTTTGCAGTTGCGGAAAACCCAGTCCAACCGCGCCTGCTCGGCCGCGAGCTCGCGCTCAAGCGTCGCGCACTCGTCGCGCATATCGCTCGCCGCGTTGCCTGCGCGGCATTGGTCTTCGTCGTCCTCGAATGTTTTTGCCCAAGCCGCATCCGTCCTCGGCGTGACGCTGAGTTGATTAGGTGTGCTCATTTCGCGCCCTCCTTCATCCCCGCATCAATCGCTGCGCGAAGATCCACGCCGCAATGCCACACTCGCTCGCCTGCGACAGTGAGCAGAATCGTGCCGGAATCGAGCCGCGCCCGCTCGGCGGCGAGTTCGGCCTCGGCTGCGTCCCGCTCGCGCATCATATCGCGGAGAGCTATGGCATCGTCGGCGATCTCAACCTTCAGCGTCAAAACTTCGCTCCTTAAATCAAGAACCTCGGACTTTAGTTGCCGGTCATCCATTCCCTCAACCAGCTCCCACGCCTCTTGCTGTTCAGCGGAGTGCATCCAGCTTGCGCAAGCACTCCTGCCGCATATTTTGCAGCTCATTTCACGCCCTCCTTCATCGCCGCGTCGATCTCCTTGCGGTCACGGAAAGGCCAATCGTTTCTTAAAACGTGATCCAACCGCGCCCGCTCGGTGGCTAGTTCGGCCTCGGCGCGTTCGGCGCGGGCGTTGGCATTCTCGCGGAATTCATCAGCGGCTTTACGCAGTCTCTTTTCGCAGTCACGGTCGTCGCGCAACCGCTCCATCTCGGCGCGGAGCTCGTCGCGCTCCTTTTCAACATTTAGCCACCGCCGCGTCGTGATTTCTAGAGCCTCGATTTGCTTTCGAGTAGCCCTTGCCTCGCTGTCGGCGATGAGTTGGGCGCCTTGGTCGGGATCGGAGAAAATCACTTGGCGGCGGAGATCGTAGTGCGCTTCGGTGGGTGTGGGTCTGTTCATTTTGATTCCTCCGTTGCGGCAAGGGCCAAGCGGGATTCATCCATTGCCAATTGCCATTGGTCACGGTTTACTTCCAGAGGGGCACCGTTCTGCTCGTCGCACAGATTCTCCAACGCGTGCCGCAGCACGCGCACCTTCTCGCGCTCGGCGGTGAGTGCGGCGTCGGCCTTCTCGGCGCGGGCGTTTGCTCGGTCCACCCAAGTTTGAAATTTATTGGCGTCGTTCGTGCCGCAGACTAATTGCAAAGCGTGGAGCTGGGCGCGGAGTTGGTCGCGCTCGGCGGTGAGCGCGGTGACGAGACAGACGGGGCACGCAGTGCGCTCGGCGTCGTTGTGGTGCGTGCAGGTGTAGGCTCCGGTGAGCGTGACGAGTTCGGTTTCGAGCGCACGCGCGCAATCGCGATTCGTGACGAGCGTTTTTCCTAGGCAGTCGGCGGGATAGGTTGCCGCGTCGGTGCGCGGTGTGGGCGTGGGTGTGTTCATTGGGTTGTTGTGTTGCGGTGAAAATGCGGCTGGAAATCTGAATCGAATGCGTCAGCGAATTCGGTTTCTTGGGCTGGCTTGTTTCGTGGATTCGGCTTGTCGCAGAGCGCCCAATTTTTCGCGAGTGCGTGGGGGGTGAGGATGGTGTCGGCGCTCATGTGCGTGCGGTAGTTCGCGGACCGGCGCTCGATTTCCTCAGGCGTGACCTGCGGGCATACCCCTTTGATGTCCGCCAGAGCTTTCCCGATTCCAGACCATGCAGAGGCGACGACTTGCAAAGGGTCGGCTCCACCGCAAGCCGCGAGCGCGTCGATAAGCACCTTGCGCGCTTTAGCGGCTTTCGTGACCTCTGGCGGAAACGGACAATCGGCAGGCTCTACCACCGCGACGGGAACCGGCGCTGTATGTGTATTCCTTGCCTCTGCCTCTGCCTCTGCCTCTGCTATGTGCAGAGGATGCGTTACTTTGACGTTACTTGGCGTTACTGTGGCGTTACATGGCGTTACTATGCCGTTACGCTTTTCCTTTTCGCGGTGCCTCCGCTGACGTTCGGTGTTCGCCGCCTTGCTGTCATCCCTGCTCGCCATCTCCCGATACTTTGCATGGTTCAGCAGCGCCCAGCCTCCCTCGATCTTTTCGATGCGACGCCCCTCGTCGTCCGGTGTTCGCGAGTAGCGGTCAGGCGCAATGAACTTTGCGAGCGCCTCCTCGCAGTCTGGAATCGGCACGCCAGCCAATCGAGCGAGTCCGGGAATGGATGCTTGAATCTCGCCGTTCCTGTCCGCCATCGCCAGCATCGTAATCCACACGATGCGCGTCCGGTCTGATTCGACCCAGATCGTCGAGGTCACGATGCTGGAAAAGAGTTTGGTGTAGCCGATGCTCATAAGCGTTTTTTGAGTTTGCTCAGAGCGCGAATCAAAGGAGAAACGTCGCTTTTTTGGATAACGATCAGCCCTGACTCATTCATCATCGGATCGAGTTGCTCGATCGCAATGCCGCCGCCTTCTGTGATGTAAGCTGAAACCTCCATCTTGGTTTCGCAGATTATTTCTTTTCCGTCTTCGCTGGTATTCATAAAACAAAAAGTCCGTCAGCCCACGCGGTAAGAGATTGGCGATGAAACACGCCTCGCGCAGACTGACGGACAAAGTTCTGTTGATAATTTCATCTTAGGCTTCTTACGACCTGTTTCGACTCTCTCAGCTTTCGCCCCCGCTGTAAACTCAAATCCCGAGCGTAGAGATCGAAACCGAGCACCCTTGCTCGTTCGCGACCGCCCAGAACTTGTGCACGGTCAGGCTGACGACCTGCGAGTCGTCGCGCCATACATTCCCGCTGCGCGTGATCTGGTCAAGCATGAGCTTCGCGAGGTTGTCCACGTCCGGCTTTCCAACGTGATGCACCGGTGCGCTCGACTTGAGCCCCTTCATCCCTGAGTGCGACTTGGGCCTCGGCATTGCGAAATTGAGCGAGACCGAGACCGGCCCTAGCGTGAGTTCCCATCGGGTCTGCTTCGCCATTTCAAGCAGCGCGATCTGCACCGCTCGCTTCCACGCGTCCGCCACGTCGCTATCGTAAAACCTCGCGACGTGAATCGAGCCCATCTTCCGCGCAAACGCTCGCGGCCTCGGCTGTCCCTTCGGCTCGCCGGTGATTGTAAATGCGAGCGTGCTCATTTCGCGTTCATCCATTCCCGAGCGATAAGCCCCGACCTGCGAGCGTGCAGATGACCTTGCTCCTCGTCGGTGATGTATTGCCTCGTCATCCCCGCGCGCTTCGCTCGTTCGCTCACGGTGCCACGGCTCATTCTAAGGGCCTGCGAGATCGTTTTAACGGGCATAAACTGCGCGAGCATGGTGTCGCACTGGATACGCTTCGCCTCGTTGGATTTTCGTTTGTTCATTTTGTTTTTGATTTGAATCGTCCGTCTGCTTCTCGTCGCGCCTTCTCGCGCTTTTCGTAGGCAAGGAAGCTCTCGACCCATTGCTCGTCGCGCCCGCGCTTGCGGCCTCGCGCCGCGCCGATGATGTAGCCAAGTAGCCCGCCGCCCGCAAAGATCGCGGCGACTGTGAGTGCGTCAGAGATCATCGTCGTCGTCCTTTCGCGTAAAGATAAACGGATACGCCACGATGAGCACGGCCAAGAAGATCACGAAGAAAGCCAAGTCAGTTGTGGTTTTCATTCGGTCCCCCCATACCATTTTGGAAGACCGATTTCGCGGAGGTCGTTCGGGAGGTTGGGCCATTGCTCGCTCTTAATGCACGCCTGCAAACGAATCAAGTCCGTGATCGTTTCGTCGTGCCCGCGTGCCGTGGCCGCGTCTGACAGCCGATAAACCGCCACGCCGTAGGGCTCGCACTTCTCGACGGCCACGAAGAAGAAATCAAACACCGGTGACCCGATGATTTCCGTGATGAGCGGCAGGTAAAAGCCTGCTTGCCGGTGGTATCCGAAGTTAAAGCACGCGCGCTCGAAGTTGCGGAAGGCGTCGGCGTCCAGCGACTCGACGGTCTTGAGGTCCGCGATGTAGGGCCGCCCGCTGCTCAACTCGCAGCCCGCCTTGTTGAACCAATCGGTGCGGCATTGCAGAGCCATCCCGCCCGCAGGAGCAACGCGCCAGCTCAACTCGGGAGAGCCAGCGCCCAATAGCTGCGCCGCTAGCGGATGATTTTGCACCGCCACGGCCATTTCTCGCACGCTACCGGCCTCGCCTTGGTCGATTACGGTCTTGCCCACGTTCGCAGCCTCGAACTCCGCGAAGGCAATCTTGCCATCCTTCGTCCGCCGGTCGATGCCCTCCGGTCGCAGCGCGTAGCGGTCCCAAAATGTTTTGGGCTCCAGCACCGCGCAGTGAGCCGCCGAGCCGAGGCGAAACGCTTCCGTGGGCTCCGGTCGCGCCACGGTCTTCGCGACGAAGCGGCGGTAATACGAGATGGGACGGCGGCGGAATAGCTCGAGCTTTGAGTGCGAGATCGCTTCGTTCGCGTGATAGACTTCGTTGGGTTCGGCGATCATGGCGCGTCCTCCTTGCGCTCGCGTGCGGCGAGCATGGCGTCGGCGATGTTATACGAGAAAGGACCCAGAACGGTGCTTCTCTTGAGGCCCCTTTTGTCCGCTTCTTGTTTTAGCAACCGGTATTCGTCTCCAGACAACAAGCCGCACAGCGCCTGCCCCGCGAAGTAGTCGCGCAGGGTCATGCCTCGGTAGCCCGTTCCGTAGTGTTCCTCAGGAAACCAAGTCGGAAATGCCATTCCTCCGTCGTTGCTTGGTGTCTTCATTTCGCATCCTCCACCAGTCCCAGCTTCGACTGCAACGGGTCCACCATCGCCTCGGTCTCGTCCTTGTAGCGCACGCTCCATCCGATTTTCACCACCACCTTCGGCGCGAGTGAGAGCGCATCCCACTCAAGCGCGAACGATGCCTTCGCTTTGGGCTCGGTTTGGTTTTCTTCCTCGACGAATGACTCCTCGGCAGCGCGAGCGATTGCCACGAAGTGCGTTTCGAGCAGCGAGCGAAATTGCTCCGTTGCGTTGTTTATCACTGCTTGGTTTTTGATTTCTCCGGTGTTCATTTGGTGCCTTTCTTTTCGTTGTTTTCCTGTTCCAGTTTCGCGCGCAAAACGGCGCGCTCTTTGATTCGTCCCTCGTTTCGCTTCTCGATGTTTTCAATGCAGAGTTCGAGCCGGTCGATTTCGAGTTGGTCGCGATCCATCGCGCGATCGAGGAGCGCGGCGAGCAGGAGCGTCGTGCTGTATTTCCGCAGCACATACGTTGGCCGCAGGTCGTTCAGCGTGCTCATGCGCCACCCCCTTGCGTAATCGACATGGTGAGCCCGCCCGAAACCTTCTCGGAGAGCGGCGTGATGTTGCGCTCTTCGGGATAGTCGCGGACCTCCTCGGCAGTGCGGAGTCCCTTCAAGACGTCGCCGAACACGTCGCGAAGCACGAAGCCTCGCGCGCGGAACTTGAGCATCCGTCGCGGGTAGTCCGTCCAAGGACCGGCCTTGCCCCACAATTTCGCGGCCTTGGCGTCGGCCACCGTGAATGTCTCGCAGCCCTTCGAGCCATCGCGGCGAACCGCGGTGACGCGCACGCCGAAGGAATCTTTGCCGGCCTCGCCCACCTCCTCCTCGTTAAAGGATTCGAGCAGACCGGATGCGCGGACCAAGGCGAGCGCGGCGTCGCCGTAGATCGCTGGCCTGCCGTTGATGACTGCCGTGTTCTGGAGCGCGGCCATCGGCGTGAGCCCGAGCTCCGCCCCGAGTTGAATCGCGACCAGCACCGCCTCCGGTTTCTCCATGCCGCGCGGCGCGAATCCTGACGCGACGATTGCGTTTGCGAAGCGGAACGCGTCTTCGAGGCTCGCGAGCTTTACGCCCTGCGCGCCGTAGTTGATGAGAGGCTTTGGGGCTGGGGTCGTGACGGTCTTGGGCGTCTCGATCACGGCGGTTGATGTCACTGTGGGTGTTTCTGCTGTGTTCATTTTTTACGAATCGACTGATGTTGTTGTGTTGTTTTGCTGCCCGTCGCGGTTGTGTTCCCGCGACGGGCTTTTGCTTTTAGAACGGGACGTGTTCCTCGTTCACGGAAGTCGCTGCGGGAGCGGAAGGAACTGCGGCACTCGGAAGAGTCCCGCGCTTTTGATGAATGATCGTCCGTGCCGCGTTGCGAAGCAGCACGTCCTCAGGTCGCGGCGGGAACGGCTTCCCGTTGTTGCCGAGCCTTGGCTCTGGCTCCTGCGCATACCACGCCACGGAGCGGTCGCCCAGTGACGAGAGCGCCACGCCCTTGTTCTTGCCGAAGTGCACCTGCACGTTTCCGGCGTCGGCGATGACCTCGGTGGGCATCGGCACTTCCTCGGAGCGTGGAGCGGCAGGCTTGGCAGCTGGTGCGCCCGATGCGAACGGGCGAGCTTCGAGAGCTTCGCGGATGCGGACGAGTTCCGCGTGAATTAGATCGAGCGTCATGGCGTGGCCTTGCGTTGGTTGAGGAGGTGGTAAAATTCGGAGTCCGTCACGTATCGCTTTCGAATGTGCGTCGTGTTGCCGATGATCTTGGAGACCGCGCTTGGAGTCATTTGAAACTCGTGCGCAATTTCCTTCGGCGAGAATCCTTCGAGCACGCGCCGAATGACCAGCGGCACCAGCGGCGATGCTGGTCGGCTCATGGCGCGGCCTCCACGAGCTTCAGCCCGAGCTTTGCGGCTGCGTCCTGCAATTGCAGGAGCTCACGAGCCTTCTCGTCGCCTTGTGCGGTGATCTGCGCGCGGGTGATGTCCATCGCGGCCTCCAGCGTATCGGCCTGCGCGCACTCCCAGCGCCATGCCCCGCGATTGAGGATGTCCCCAAAAGTAATCTGGTAGTCCCAGCTTTCTTTGATCGCGTTCGGTTTGATCGTCACTCGCCGCGAGATCGCAATCTCGGCCTTGCAGCTTGTCATGGTGCGCAGGTCTTGCGCGGCCCAGAGCATTTCGTTGTCGTCGTCGTTTTCCATTGTCGTGTTGTCGTTGTGTTGCTGAGTTGTGACCGCGTATTTTCGCACGCCCACGGTCGGGCTCGTTGGCCTTGGCAATCGGGCGGCTCCGAAAGTTATTTGGTGAGGCGCGCGACCTTGTCGCCGTAGGCCACCGTCGCGGGCTTGCTCGCCCCGCGCGGCCCGCCGTTGTGAATCCGCGCCAGCGTGACCACGTCCCCCGCAGCCCACGCCTGCGGCGCGTAGCGTTGAAGGTAGGCGGTCACGACCCGCTTGCTGTAATCGAGATCGGCCACCCTTGAGTAGTCGCCCGCCACGCGGCTGTCAGCGTGGTAGGCTCGATGGATTTGAAGCGGCCCCAGCGCCTTGCCACCGTCGCCGAGGATTGCGCCCGTGCGGCCCGACGTCTCGACGATGTGCAGAGCGCGGAAAAAGCTGGGTGGTGGCGCGGCGTGCGCGGTTGCGCAGAGCGCGAGGAGGAGGAGCGTGGTTTTCATTTCGTGAGCCTCGCTGCGTTGCGTTTCGCGGTGGCGACTTGGCGCTTCGTGCAGCCCGCGCCGATGCTTTCGGCGAGAGCGATTGCGCGGTCGGCGCGCTCTTGATCGGGCGCGAGGAGCGCGAGGACCAGAGCGTTTGTGAGGGCGGTGGTGGGGCTCACAGTTTGATCCCTTCGGTTTCGAGCAGTTCCGCGAACGCCGCTTCATCCTGCTCCTCCCAGACTGGGTCACCGTTGGTATCGGCAACGCGCATGTCGCCGAGCCGATACACCGTCACGCGGCCGTCGCCGTTTTTTCCGTTGTCGCCGAGATGGGTCACGGTGTCGATTCCCTCAATCTTGCCTTGTCGGGAAATCCCGCGTGAGTTGATTCGCCTGATGTCGATGATTTCGTTTTGCATGTTGTGTTGCGAGCCTCGGGGTTAGTTCCCTCTGGTCTGGCACCGGAAAACCCCGCGCCTCCGAAGAGGTAGCGGGGCGGTTTGCGGGTTTGGGGGCAGGGTTAGGTCGCGCGGAAGATCGGAGCCATCGAGTATTTGCCGAGCGCAAAAACGTATTCGCCTTGATCATCGATCATTACCTTTTTGCGGCTCACGTTGCCCTGTGCCTTGACGGTGACGAAGGAGCCTTTGCGCTCGATCACTTCCACCGAGAAGATGCAGTCCCAATCGCAAACGCTGCGGGCTTTGAGGACTTGTCCTGCTTGAATCGTGTTAGTCATTTTTGTGTTTTTCGTCTCGGGGTTAATTCCCTCCGACGTGCACACTCAATCCGAACACCCCGCCCGCGTAAAGCTCAAATGCGTATTTTGTCCTGCTGCTTCCCTAAGCCGTTGCAGTTGCGCCAGTTAAAACGAATCAAATGTTGGCGATGGATTCGGAATCCGCGCAAAAGAAAGCCCGCGAAACGGTAAATCCGCTCGCGGGCTTGCTGGTAGCCTCAGCCCTCCCAGCCTCATGGTGCCTCGAGCGGAGCGGATTGCGGGCGCGGTGGCAAGGGTGTAATTGCGCGGCCCTTACTCGTATCCGCTTTGCTCATACGTCGAGCGCGTCGTGGTAAAAGTCCAAGCCGCAATCACTCGACAGAAACTGCTTCCGGTCTCGTTGCTCGGATGCGTGCGCGATCAGGCACGACTCTTTGAGCGCGATGTAGAGCTGCGCGACGATGTCCACGTCTGCGGCCTTGAGCGCGCTGCGGCTGAGATGCTCCTCAAACGCTGGCCCGAACAGACGGAACTTGCCGATGATCGGGACAAGCGGAGAGCGCCCTGCATCAGATGCAGCCTTGTCGAGGTAGAGGCTGATGATTGCGCTGGCCTCAGGGGTTTCCCCATCGGGCTCCCAGCGAAAGGAGGTGATGACGTGATAGTCTCCGACGGCTCCGCTTCTTGTCGTGAATGATTTTCGTAGGCCCATAAGTGTGCGTGGTTCAGCTGTATTCAGCCAGCTCGCCGGTGATTTCCATGTTGGTCCATGTCGGGACATTGCTTCCGTCCGCCATTGTGATGCGTAGCTCGGCTGATGTTGAGCTGCTGCTATCGTAGTCGTAGCGGATGAGCATCCCGCCTTGGTCCGCTGACTGGAACCATCCCACATCGGGAGCGGCGGAGAAGCCCCAGTTGGTAATGTCCAGTGAGTAGGTTTCGGACGCAGCACCACCGGTCAGGTTGATCTGCTTGTAGACAGGCTGACGTGCGACGACTTTTCTTTGCAGCGAGCCTGCGCCTTGAGTGATGCCGGTGGTCGCGACGTCAGCCTTGTTTTGCAGCGACATATTCCCGCCAATCACCGCAGTGAAGGACGCGATGTTGCCAGCGTAATGCCATGCCGACGCCGTGCCGGAACGATTGACTGCGCGAATCCGCACATGGCCATTTTGCACATCCTGCCGGTAGTAGTCGAAGAACGGTTCGCGCGTTTGATAGATTCCCTGAGTTCCACCGACAGCGAACCACACGAAATCATCCGCACCATCCGAGTTTGTGACGGTTGATTTGATTTCAAAATATTCAAAATCCTTGTCGCTGTTTACTGACCAAGAAACGTGCGCGCCGAAATAAAGATCGCTTACGGCCCATGTAAGCACAGCAGGAGCTTTCGAGCTTATTGCTCCGTTGCTCGGCGTCGTTGGCGCCGTCGTGTTGCTCGGCGCAAGCGCATCCGTCCCCGTGACCACGCGCACCGTTGAGCCGATGCCGAACGCGGAGAACGCTTGCACGGCAATCGTGTAGTATGCTCCGGGTGTGAGGTCGTCGATGATCGCGTCGATCGAGCCCACCGTGTATTGGCCGGCGATCAAGTAATTTGTCCCGCTCTGGAGCTTGTAGAGCAGATTGAGCGCAACGCCGAGCGTGGGCATCGCGGGAAGCGACACGGCAAGGCGAGTCAAAGTTGTCCCGTCACTCGACAGGTAGGCACCTGGCTGCGTGAGCGACATCGAAAACGCTGCGGGTTGGTCCGGAGGCGTCGAGTCCGTTGCGGATGCGGCAACGGCGGATGGCGTGGCCTCAACGTAGGGTGCAAACCCTGACACGTTCTCCACCGTGTCGTAAGCGTTGATCCAATAATAATACGTCGTCCCGATGTCCACGTCGGTGTCCACGAAGCGCGACGCGCGCACCTCGGCGATTTTGTTCGTGTTGGCGTTTGGCGGCGTGACCGCCGTCGTCTTGCGATAAATGCCATATTCCGAAAAGTCCGGCTCGGTGTTGTCGTTCCAGTCGAGCGAGACGGCGCGGCCCGTGCCGACTACGGCGGCGAGTCCGGTGGGCGTTACCGGCGCGGTGGTGTCCTTGACCGGCGTGGCGGTGGATACCTCCGTGTAGGTCGATGACGTGTTGAAAAAGCTCTGCGCGTAGAGCCGCACGTTGTAGGCCGTCCCGATTCGCACGTCGCTCGAAATGAAGTCCAGCGTCTGGTCGCCGTCCACCGTTGACCACACCAGATATGTCGTCGCCGTTCCCTCCTTGTATTCGATGACGGTCTTTCCCCCGCTCGTCACGAACTGCTCGGTCGGCGCGCTCCACGCCACTTTGATGCGCGGCACCACCGTGCCGTCCGCTTGGATGAACTGCGTCGTTCCGTCTGCGGTGAGCGTGAGATTCGTCGGCGGGTCGATCGAGAACGGATTTGGCAGCGTCGTGTTCGGTGCGCTCTCGACCGCGACCTCGTCCGCCACGTCCCAGTCGTAAACGCTCGCAGCGGTCTCGCGTAGTTGCAGTTCAATTACAGGAGTCGGCGGCGTGCCGTCGCTCGACAGCGACCACGCGATGACCTCGAACACCTTCGATGAGAAGCCGAGGTTTGCGTTCGTGAGGTTCACCGTGTCGCCCGCGCGGAGCTGCATCGCGGTCAGATTGAACTTCGCCGTGAAGATAATTTCCTCGCGAGCTTGCCGCAGGTTGATGCGTGCGATGCGCTGCGCCGCGCTGCTGCTCGTCGTGAACGGAAGGATGACGTCGCGCCAGTGATAAACGCCGTCGTCCGCCGCCAAGTAGGTTGCGCTCGTGATCTGCGGGAAGTCCGCTGCGGCCCACTGATTCTCGGAGGAGATGAACGTGCCCTTGACTGCGTTCACGCGGTCGCGCGCGCTCAGGCGAGTCGAGACCGTGAAGCCGCCAGCCATGTGCGTCTCGTCCAGCGTGATCGCGGGCGCGCGATACGCTGCCGCATAGACCACGACTTGCCCCCCGCTGTAAGCGATCGTCCCGCCCATCGAGGAGAGGATCTGCCCGATGATCGAGTCAGGCGTCGAGGACGTGACGGCTTGCCCGTTGCATTCGTAGCGGTTCTCGTAGGTCGCTGGACTGCTCGGCTTGATCTGGACTTGCCCGTCGCAAACATTCGCGGCCACGATGACCGAGGCATCGTCAATCTCGCTTCTGTCCATGCCCATGCCGAGATCGGCGTCGAGCAGGTAGTCGCGCAAACAGAGCGCAGGGTTCGCGGAATAAACGAGGGTCGGCGGAGTGGTGATCGTCTCGCGCGGGTCCTCGACCTTCTTGCCCTTAACGATGCACGAAATGTTTGGGATGCCGCCGACGAAAATCTCGTTGGAGAAAGTGAGCTTGCAATAGATGTAGGCGATGCCTTGCAGCCGATGGCTTGAGTCCCATGCCACTGGAAAATCATCCTCCAGCGTTTCATCCACCGTCTGCGTCGTCGTTCCAAGATACTTGTGGATGAGCGAGCCGGTGTAGCTTGCCGTCGCTTGGTATTTCCCTGTCGCGTAGCCAGTCAATGCGCCTCCTTCCATCACGCGGTCTTCGTTGAAATACACGTCGCCGATTTCCTGCACCTCGTGACCGGCCAGAGTCACGACCAGATGCAGATACTCGTTTTTCGCTCCGCTCGTCGCGAGGAAGACGACGGTGCCCGACACCTTCGCTTGCCCGTAAATTATTTGGCGCGGTGACGTCGGGCTGCGCGTCATGATTCCTCGGTCGTTGAGATCGCCCATTGACGGCATCTTTGGCGCGAGGAGGCGCGATGCGGCCATGCTCAGCCCAATGGTGACGATGTAGGGTATCGCTGCGACAACTACATTTACGATTGCGGTCGAAACTCCAGCTTCTAGCAGGAGAGTTCCGACGAATTTTGCGAACAATACGAACGCTTCAAACATTATGGTTCTTCGTTTAAGGGTTCATCTCTTCCGCCCGTGCGGAACGCGGTCGCGTTAGCGTTGCCCCAGTAAATCACCTTGTCCTGCAATCCTGCGACGTATTCGAGCCCTGTGTCGGCTGGGTATCTGCGAAGCTGCTCCTCGTGCGTGTAGCGACTTTCACGCGTGCGCTGGAAATCGACGAGCTTGCTTTCGATTTGGATGCCGATGGTTGCTGATTTCCCATCGTTGGAAATCACCATCGTATCCATGCGCCCGCTGAAGACTGTGATTGAGTCGATAACCGCGCCCGTGTCCGCGTTCAGCGTGCCGAATCTCACCGCCGCCGTCCGCCCTTGGTAATCTTCATCGAGAGCGGCCGCAACGAGATCGTTGGGCACTCCGGTGAGGTCGATCGTCAGCCCGCGCGCCGACAGGTCTTCCGTTTCCTCGATGGTCGAGATCGAGGAGAACGCACCGAGGCCCGCATAGGTCACGCTGCCGATTGTAATCGTGCCGTAGCCGGTCCAGTAGCGCACCGAGCCGTCGTCGAAATCCAGCGACGTGGCGAAGAACGGGTTGAGCTGCGCCGCCGTCGTCGAGGCGAGGAGAGGAGCAGGAATTGTGCGGCTCATGTGTTGATCGCCTCGAAGATCGAGAAGTTCAGCCCATACTTTTTCGCCGTGTCGATTGACCAATCGCACGTCGTGGTCCCGAGGCGGAAGACACCAACGGCATCCGTGTAATCTATCGTCGTGTTGTCAGGGTAGGCCGTGCGCAAGAGCGGGAAGATTTCGTAGGAGGTCGCTGTGGGCGGGTCGCCGTTCACCTGCGTGATCTTGTGCAACTTCGAGCTGCTGCCGGTCCCGAGCTGGATGTAATCGCCGACGGCCCACGAGCCAGAGCCGGTATCGACCGTGAGCGTTGACGTGTTCGCAACGTGCGCCCCGTTGAGCTGTGGGCTTCCGGTCATAGTCCCGCGCTGCGTCCCGTTGGCGTAGTCGCGAAAGTAGAACGTGCCGCGCGCAGCCATAATCAGAAAGCCGATGAGTTCCTCGGCGTCGGCGCGGTTCATCGGAGGGCACTCGACATCGCCGCTGAGCATCGTGCCGGTCCAGTTGTAGGATTGGCTCGAAAACGTGAACGGCGAGATGTTGCGGGCGACCGCGCTGATGGCCGAGAAACGCAAGGAAGCGATGCGAATGGCGGCGGGAGGGGTGAGAGGATAGGTGATGGCCATAAGCGTCTAGAAACTCAAGCAAACGCACTGCGATAGCTTCCCCCGCGGCGCACCATGTCGGGGATCTCGGCCTTGAGCCGCCGCCGCTCCTGTTCGAGGATTGGCACCAGCTCGGCGCGCGAGACGCCTGCGGCGATATTGTAGTTTACGGTCACGCCGCCCGAGCCCCCGCCGCTGCTGCCCATTGCGCCGTTTGGCACGATGCTGCCCGAGGAGCTGGGCACGAATAGCTCGGGGCCTTTTTCGCCGACCATGTAGGCACCGCCTGCGTTCACGGGTCCGCCCTCGGCGCGCATACCAGAAAGAAACGTCCCGATTCCCTTCGCGAGAGGCTGCGTTACCATGTTGCTGAAGACGAGTCGGACCAAGTCCTGCCCGATTGCGCGAAGCACCTCGCTGAGTTTTTGCCCGCTCAGAATTGCGTCCTCGAATCCTGTGGCGAGAATCTGGCCAGCGTCGTCGAAGAGTCTGTTTTGCTCCTTCATGAGCGCGTTGATTTTTTCCTCTTCGGCTGCGACTTGGGGGAGAAGCCGAATCATCTCCTCTTGGTCTTTGATTTTCTGCGCCGTGCTTTTATCCTCGGCCTTCATGTTTAATGCAAATGGCTGCACTTCTTTTCCACCAAATGTCAGGGCGCTCAAACGCTCTTTGTCGGCCGCAAGCCTCAACTGCATTTGCTTGAGGTCTTGAGGCATACTTTGAGCGCGAAGGGCTCCAGCTTGCTTCTGAAGATCGTTCAGCTTTTGCGTCTCCGTCGTGTCGTCCTTTTTCAAATCATTCAGAACCTTTTGAACCTCGATCTCTTTTTTCGCGGTAGCGACTGGGTCGCCTTGCCCGCGCATCGCGTCGAGTTCTGCACCAAGCGTGACAGCGAGATTCCTTTTTGCCGCAGTTAGTTTCTCCTGTGACATTCCTATCTGGTCGAAATCTTTTTTCAATTCGGCCAGCGTTTCGCCAGATGCCTCAATTTCTTTTTTGAATCTCACCAATTTCAGGTCGTCGAGCTTTTTTCTGATTTCATCTTTGGTGAGCGGGCTGAAAGCGTTTCCCATGCTGATGCCGACCTGCGCCAGAGCCAGCGGCAGCTTCATGAAAAAGTTGAGCGTCCCCTCGACGAGATTCTGCATCTCCATCGCGGCAACGATTTGCTCGTCGCTGAATCCTACTTCTTCACCAGCCGTCGCGACCTTGTCCAGCCGCTGCTTCATCATGTTCAGCGCGCCCATCACGGCCTCGCCACCAAACGCCAGCTTGGTGATCTTGGAAAGCCCTTGCGTGGATTTCTCCAGCTTGCCGAGCGAGTTTTGCACCGACGCAAACGCCGCCTTCGTCGCATCGATTGCTTTGAGTGTGAATGATGCTTCAGCCATGATGCTTTAATTTCCGGTTTTGGTGTTCGATGTAAACGAGCCAGCCGTTCAATTCCTGCGCTGGCATGGCGAGCACTTCGCTTGCGAATTTGCCGAGACGGTCCGCGAGAGCATACACGGCGAGGAAGTCGGCAGCTTCTCCGCCGTGAATCAGTTTTTTAAGTCGTCAGGCCTCGGCCCGTTTTCGGCCAGAATGGCGTTCGCGATCCGTCCCACGACGTTGCTGTCGGCCTTGTTCAAGAGCGTCGGCTTGTGCTCGATGGTGAACAGCTTCGCGCCGTGCTCGTCCGTGGCCTTCATGATCAAAATATCGACGAGCAACTCCATGTCGTTTTCTTTGCTGCGCCGATAGAGCCGGTTCTTTTCGCCGAGGGTGACCGGCGATGCGTGGACGACGAGCTTCCACTCGGGCACGTCGATCTTGCGCGTGCCGAGGGAGGCGAAGTGTTCTCTGACGAGGTCGATTGCTTCCATGTGTTGTGTGTGTTTTGCTGCTGAGAAATTAGACGGCGGTCAGCGTGCTCAGAGCGCCGTTGCCCTCGAAGGCGATAGAGCCTTCCACGATGCCGTCGAAGCTGGCGGAAATGTCGAATTTAGTCACGATCGCCAAGCCGCCATAATAGATGTCCCCAGCCGTGTCACCCTCTGGGTAAAGGTTGAGCGTGACGACGCTGCCGATGGTAATCAGGAGCTGGCCCGCGTTCGTCTCATCCCAATAGAGATCGCCCGAGGCAGACCACGTTTTCATGGTCGCGAGCCGCGTGCGGTAGGTGTCGCCGATGACGGAATCTTCGACGGTGTCTGACGAGTGGCTGAGCGAGTAGTTCCGCAGCTCGCCGATTGCAGTGGTGGAGATTTTGACGAGGCCTTCGCGGCCGAGGTGATTTGCCATGTTAGTCGGTGGTTAGATAGATGCAGTTGAAAGTATGCCGAGCCGTGCCGAAGCGCCTGTCTTCATCGGGCTCGATAACATAGTCCACACTGTTAAGATGGAGATCGCGGCATTGCCCCCCGAGCGTCACGTCGGCCAAGACTGCGGCCTCCACCGCCGCGCTGCCCGTGTCGAAAAGGTCGTCGATCAAATATGTTCCGCTCTCCGCGATGAAGTAATCGACGATGAGCTGCAACTGCCGGTATTGCGTCCGGTTGCTCGGCCCGAGCGTGCGGACCTCGATTTGCTCGCTCACGGCGTAAACCGCTGCCGCGGGAAACGAGATGCTTGCGATGGTGTTGTTGCGCCCGCGAAGGATGTTCGCGGTAGGCACGACGAGCGCGCCGGTCAGAGCGTTTGCCGTCGCGGTGCGGATGTTGGTGCGTGTGCTCATGCGGCTGGGGTCTTGATTTGCATCGTTCCGATAACTCGGGTGAAGCCGAGATTGACGGCCTTGTTGGCGAGGACGGCGGCGACTTTCCTTGTCGTGATTTTGACCCGCGAGTTAATGGCCCCGTCGATCATGCGTTGGTAATTCGGTATCTTCACGTTATCAGCCGTGGCCTTAATAAATGGCTGCGGGCCAAAACTAAAACGCACCGCGCCAAAAAGCAGATTGCCACCCGCCTGCGGTTTAAGTTTGTCGCTGAATTTCTTGTAGCGCGCGCCGGTTACTTTAGCCGACGACCTCCATCCGCTCACGGTCCAACCGACGCGGTCTTCCATCGTCTTGCGAACGCGTCGAAAATCCAAACCGAAGGCAAGGGCCAAGGGCTTTCCCTCAACTCTGCCTTTTGAGTTTCGCTGGCTGCGATGGTATTTCTTGATCGCATCTTGGCTTTCTAGCAACGGCCTGCCGTAATAGTGCGTGAGCTTTGGATTATTGAGCAGCGCGCGCAGCTTCTCGATCTTGCGATTGCGCACGTATCTCGCCATCGACTTGTAGAATCCGCCCTCGGTTGCCTTTGCTTGAAGGTTTTGATAAACCAAGGGCTCCGCGAGCTTCGCAAAGTCCGCGCGCACCGCGTTGACGCCTTCTGATTTTTGTTTCGGTCGCGTAAATTTAACGATGGTCTGAATCGCGTATTTCGCTTCCTCATTGATTACCAAGCCGAGATCAACCCTTGCCGCTTTCGCCAATAAATGGAGCTGCATTTCAAGCCGCTCGAAACTGGTTTCGATGTCGATCATATCGACTTTGCGACTTCGATTTCGCAGCCCGCGCCCTCGGCATCCAAGGTCACGCGTTCGATGAAATAAGTGATGCTCGCGCGAGAAAGCGTCTGGGTGACTTGCGGCGTGGCGCTGACGCTCGACGTGAGCAGGAACACCGTAAACTTGCTGTCGGTTCGACGCTGGTCCTCAAACTCCGAGAACGCATCGCGCGACGATGACCAGATGCCGGTGACGCTCACGCCCTGATAAGTGAACGCGACGCCCGCCTGCTCAAGAATCGCCGAGAAGTCGGAGTTGATTTGGGTCGGGTCGAAGTCTCGCACGGCTGCCATACTTATGCGCCGCCTGTAAAATAAAACCGTGCGTGAAGCTCCGGTCGGTTCGCGAGTAGCCACGGCTCCGCGTCCTCGTAGCACCGCTGTGCGTCCTGCCCGCAGGTCTGGCTTCCGACGTGGTGAACGTAGGCCCGCGAGATGAAATGCCGCCGCTTCATGTCCGCGCATTGCACGTCGTCCGAGAACCAATTTATCGGCGGGAAATCCACCCACGAGTCGCGGTGAATCCACGCGCAGATTGGCGCGATCACCGGCGTCTCGATGATGTGCCGCTCGGATTGGTAGCGCAGGAAGTCGATCTTGCCGCGCCCGCTGCGGACGTTCTGTTCGCCTCGCGCATAGTCCGAGCGCGTCGCGACGTAACCGAGATCCGGCACGACCTTGCGGAGATGCGCGACATCCGCGAGGAGCACCGCCCACGTCGTCGGGGTAAACACGATGTCATCGTTGCAAATCAGAATCTCGTCGTGCTGCTTGAACGCTTCGCGCGCGGCGAAGTTGTAGGCGTCTCCAAAGTTCGCGCCGACCTTGTGATGCACATACCTCTCGACGTCGCGCGGGACGTAGGCGTTCAGCGATGCGGTCATGACGTTGAGGCACGCGCCGTTGACCGTGCAAACGATGATTGCTGGCGTGCTCACGGCTTTTTCGCCCCGAGGATTTCTTTGATGTTCTCGGCGTCGATGAGCGTCACGCCGCTTGCAATCACGAGCTTGTCCCAGTCGTGCGGCGGGACCATGCCGTCCTCGATGTGCACCGAGATCATCGCGCGCTCCACGGCTCGCGGTTGCCCTACGTCGTGGATGAACTGCTTCGACATTGCCATCGTCTCCTTGTCGTCGGGTCGCACAAGGAAAACGTGCTCGACGGTTTCCGGTTGCGCTGCCGTCCCGAGCCACGCCTCGCGAAATGACACCGAGCGCGTCGAGTCGCCGAGGGTTTTCTGCGTTAGCCGAATCGCGGGCTTTTCGTGCTTGTGGAACGCCCACTGGAGCCCGTCCGCCTTTCTCGGCTGGTCCGCGAGCCGGTAGGAACGCGCGGCGAGATCGAGACCGGCCCAGCCATACCACTTCACCTCGTGCGTCCACGGCCTTTCCTTCTCCTTCGGCTCCGGTAGCGCAAGCATCCGCTCAGCCCAGAAGCTCGCGCGGCGCCCGTCGTTGCGCTCGAAGGCCAGCATGATAACCGACGCGATGGCCTCGCGGCACCACGGGAAAACCCCGTGCGCACCGAGCGCGAATTGCAAAGCCTCGCGCCGTGACGCGACGAGCCGCGCAAGGTTCAGTTGCACTTCGTATCGAAACGAGTCGTCGAGGTTCGGGAAGGAAAGCGCGATGCGGCCGAACTGCTCGGCGGCGGTCTTGTTGCCCGCGCAATAGTGTTCCTGATGGATGTAAAAATACTGGGTCGCAGACTCCGCTACACTGCGCCCGAGGATTGCCAGATTGCGTTTCCGGTTGCTCTGCTTGATCGACACCGGCTGATGCCGCCAGACTGGCGCGGCCCACTCGTTGTGGAGATCGTTCGGCAGCAGGAGCAGGTTTTCGTGCACGTCGTGGTGCCAGACCCGCCCCGAGGCGAACGCTGTGCGGCGGATGATGCGCTCGCGTTGGAGTTTTTTGCCGGTGCCCCGCACGTCGTAAGGGCATCGGAGCATAAGCACGTCCTCAGTCAGTTCCTTGAGCCTTTCCCGCAGCTCCGTCGCATCGGTCAGCACGTCGTCGCAGTCGGCCCAAAGAAGCCAATCGCCGGTGCCTTGCGCAAACGCTTGGTTCCTCGCCCTCGCGAACGAATCGACGTGCCGCCACGCCTGCGCAGTGACCCCGTTGCGGTAGTCCGAGAAGACGATCGGGACCGCGTTGTGCTCGCACCAGTCCCGCGCGAGCTGTTCGGTGTCGTCCGGTTCCTGCGAGCCGATGGCGCGCACCAGTGAGAGTTCGTCGATGATGCCGACGAACGAATCGAGCATGGTCTTGATGTGCGCGGTCTCGTTACCGGCAATCACGCAGAGGGAAATCGTCATGTTGTGTGTTGCCTCCGGTGTGGCGAATCGCGCCGCAGCGTCAAAACAAAAAGCCCCACGCGGTGAGGCGTGGGGCTGTAAACTCAGGTGTATTCAGATCAGGAATACTGAGTGGTAATGAGCTGACCCGCGTTCGCATTCACAACCTTCTCGGCAACGAAGTGCGACGCGCGCACGATGTTCGACTTGATCGCCTCTTCGCGATAGGTCGAGACGCCGATTGCACTGCCATACTCACTCCAATTCAGGGTAAACGCAGCCCCGCCTCCAAAAAATCCAGATGAAGCCTGCGTGACCGAGCCGACCCAGATGAACGTATTGGCCCAGACATTACCGGCAGCAAACGCCACACCTTCGGGGGCGGTGTCGTAGCTGGCGCGACCAATCAGCACTTGGCTGACGCCGAACACCTCGGCGGCGGCTTGCGTGCTCGCGTTGAGGATAGTGTCGGACGAAATACCAGCGCCGCGAAGGCGGTTCTGGAACTTCGTGGAAGCGCGGATGCGGGTCCACACTGGGTATGGGATGATGACAGACAGGTTCGTGACGCTCTCGCCCTTCGCGAGAAGACGGTCGGTGGCCTCTTGAACGTCAGCACCCACATCGAAGGTCGCCAGGTTCCCGGTCGTGTATGCCACTGAGCTGTTCGTCGCCGTAAACGTGGAATTGTCGAACAGTTTTGCAGCGACGCGGAGCTCGTGAGCGAGCAGCAATTTCCGTTTCGCGAGTTTCGCCGCGATGACTTCGGCGTCGAAGAATCGGGCGACGTCGAGGGTGACGGTATCGTCAACGGCCTCTTCGTATCCATATTCCAACGCCGTGTAGGTTTCTTGGTTAAACGCACGCGTGCCGCGAGCGTATGCGCTGTAAGCGGCGCGGTTCTTAACGTCGCTCTTGAGGAGCTGACCCTCTTTGAGGACGAAGGATGGGTATTGGCCGGCGCGCACGGGCACGTCGAGGATGGGCATCGCTTGAACGCCGATGAGTCCGGCTTCATAGTCTTTTGCCTGCTCGACTACACCGGCGATGTCGCCGCGAAAAATGGCTGCTGAATTGGTATACATGGTAAGATTTTTTTAGGGTTTAGAAATTCTTCGGCAGAATCTCGATAATGGCAGAAGCGTCAGACGCGGTGGTGAGCGACTTGCCCACGGTGATCGTGCCAGTGATGGCGACGGTTCCGTTGGCGGTGGAGAAGAGCGTGTCGCCCACGGTGACCGGACCGGCGAGCAGAGTGGCCTTGATGGTGGTGCCACCGAGGAACTGGACGCTGATTTGATCGCCCGAGGCGGCGTCGATCAGAGCGACGCCGTCAGGGAGCGAAGCGGTGGCGGCAAGACCGACGCCGCGATTGCTGGAAATGGACACGAGGCGAAACGCGGTGATAGCCGAGTTTGCGACAAACGTGCCCGCATTTTGGAATGAAGTAGCCTGGTAGTTTTTTTAGAGTTTCACGAGTTCGCCGCCCTGCACGCGCGCACGATAAGCGGCGTAAAGGTCAGCATGATTTTTGACCGCGAAGGAGATGGCCGAGGATTTGTCGCCCTTGAGCTCGGTGGCTTTAGCGGCGACGACGTCCTCGAACTTCTGCGCTTGCGCGACTGGTTTGGGAGCTTCCGCCGAGGCGATCGGGGCGGCTGGCGCACCGAAAGACTTGGCAAATTCTTTGACCGCAGCGAGAGCGGCGGCGTTCGCCGCGAGTTGCACGACCTCAGTCTGTGCGCTCATGGCGGCGGGTTTTTCTTCAACGGGAGGAAGCGCAGCTTCGAGCTTCGCGAGTTTGTCATTCATTCCCATCATAGCAGATTGAATCATGCCTTGGATGGCTTCCTTGAGTTCGTCATTCATCGTTTCAATTTTTGCTTTTGATTCTGGCGCGGTCTGAAGTTGCTCCAGCTTGCGCGCGAAAAATCCATTCGGGTTCGCAGCGGGTTCGCTGACGAGATCGACCGAGTAAATTTCAGAACACCTCTGCAAAGTCGTGAGCTTGTCCGCGCTTTTTTCCGACGGACCCGAGAACGCAATCGAGAGCCCGAACGTGTCGGGAATCCGCTCGGCAATCTCCAAAATGTAAGCGCGGTGAACCGAGGATTCGAGCAAGTGCAAATCCCCGAGCAGCTTCTCGCCCTCGATGCGCAACGTGTCGATATAGCCGACGATGTCGCCCGCGCCTCCGCTGTGGTCGAGCTTTACCTTGAGCCCGCCAGAGTATTGCTCGGCAGCTTTCTTGACCTGCTCCAGCGTCTTGTCGTCGATCATCACACCGTGGCCCAACGCTGGGCCTTTGGTGATGAGCGAGACGCCGCGAATGATTCCGGTCTGCGCGTCGATGACGCCTGCGGAGGCTGCGAATGTGATGACGGGTTCCATCGCCTATGCGATGCCCGTCAAAATCAATCCTCCTTCTTTGCCTCGCGGCGCCACCGCCAGAGCAAAAACGCAATGCCGAGGAGCGTGCCGACGAGCGCGGCGACCTCGTTCACTTGCGATAGGCTCACCATCGCAGCGGCCGGCGTTGAGGCGGTGAGGACGGCTCGGATGTTGTCGGAGTTCATTTTGATTTTCGCGCCATGCGGTCCCCGAACCACCATCCCACGCAGTTGAACGCGGCGAAATTGATCTGTTCCACCATCGGCGCTCGCTCCGGCCCGACCGAGTGGAAGTAAACGACGGTCGCGACACCGACCAAAGTCAAAGTGATTAACGGCCGAAAAAGCGTGATGATGTTAGCGCACCACGGCGCGACGTTGCTCGGCACGGTCGCGGCCTGCTGGCTCGCCGTGAACGCTGCCCACGCTGCGGCGTCTGCTGCGATGCCGGCCATCGTCTTCGCCTCTTCCAACTTCCGTGCGTGATCTTTGCCGGCCTTGTATTCTTCGAAAAAGCCATTGCCGATGCGCAGAATCACGCCGAGTGCACCACCACCGAGAGCGTTTCCAAGCAGGTCGAGGATGTTCATTTTTTATTGAAAAGGTCGAAGAGCGATTTCATTTTTTCCTCAAGAACTGCCACGCGCAGGTCGAGCTTCGAGAGCACGATAATCAGGGTAATCATGCCCAAGAAAATCGGCCAGCCCTTCACCAGAATTTCGAGCGCGTCCATACACTAGGCACGGATGTAAGTTCGCGCCTTCACGGCGTCGGCTTGTCAGCAGCAGCGGCCTTGAGCTGTTCGATCTCGGCCAGCGCAGCCGCGAGTGAGTCCACCAGCAAGTTCAACGACTGCTGCTGGAGCTGCGTCACGATCGCTGATTTGTGTTCGTCTTTGGTCATGGTAATTTTTCTTCGAAGAACAGCTCAAACCCAGCGTTCACGGCCAACACGCACGCAAACGCAGCGTCATCGGTCCACGCGGCGCATTGTTCTGCGGTGGCAGGCACAAGCCCCACGGCCATGATTTCCACGCCCTCGGCGTCGAGGAGATGGCAGTCGGCAACGGCGGTGACGCCGGTGTAGTTGATGTATCGGACCTCAAACTGAGTTCCGACTTTCGGCTGGGCGGGAGAGCCCATTGTGTAGGGAGCGATTGGGATGGTCATGGGTGTAGTTGGATAGTGGTTACTTGGCGGCTTTAAGCGCGTCGATTTCGGCCTATCGTTACGGATTCGTTGCGGCAACGGTGGCGCGAATCGCTTCCGCTACCGTGTCCTCCGAGATGTCCTCAGCCGTGAGCCCATTGACGATTGCTGACGTGCCGTCCCCGCCGATGAGCGAGAAGCGCACGGCGTTTGAGTCGTAGTCGATAGAGTGCAGAGCGCAGCCTGTCGCGATGCCAAAGCCTGCAATGTAATTGCTGGCGTAAACCGGAGTGGAGAAGGTTTTATTCATGGAAATTAGTTAGCTGGAACAAGCGTGATGCGATGGATGAGGGTCGCCGTGCTGTTGCTGTTTACCCAAAGATTTGCCGTGCTCGGAAACCGAGTCACCAGCGTGATGTCGTTATTGCCCGATGCCATGACAGCACCGGAGACGAATTGCGCCCCAGCCGAGACGTTACCCAGCGAGATCGTCGGAGTGCCCGTGGAGTTGACCGTCCACGATTGGATGCGCCATTGCTTGTTGGCGTCGATCAGCGATGCGCCGCCGAGCTGCTGGTTGCCGTTGGTGGAGGTCGAAGCCTCGATGACAATCTGCTGCGAGGACGGCAGCGACCACGTCACGCCAGAGGTCGGGAGGACGATGTGTGCGCGGTTACCTGATACGTCGAGCCATTCGAGCCCTGCGCCAGCGTTGTTGGAGTCGGGGGCGAGGAGGAGGCCGATGCGAACAAGACTCACGTTTGAAATGACAAAATCCTGAATAGCCGTGTTTCCGATTTGAAGATATGCGCCGGTTGTGCTCGCGATCGCGGTGAGTTCCACCGTCTGCGCAACTCCAGCGACGAGCAGAGACGCAGCCGATGTTAGGACTACGTTCTCGATACCGAGAAAGGCTTGAGGCGCGGTGCCAGAGTTTACAACCAACGTGTAAGTCAGCCGGAACTTTTGGCCGACAGTCGTGTTGAACGTCGAGCCGGTCATGTTGGCGCGTGCGTTGCCGACTGTCGTTTTAGTCGCGGTAAAGCCCGTCGCGCTGGCTCCGCTAAACGTGGTATAGGGAACCACACTGCTGTTGATAAAAGCCGACGTGTTAAGCGACGTATTCGAGGCGCTGTTAAAATCCGCCCCCGCAGGCGCGCCCGACTGATAGAGCGCGAGCACTTCGGCGGCGGAGAGGGCGCGGTTGTAGGCAACCGGAGGGCGGAGAGTTGCTGGAAACGGAGAGCCTGAAAGAAGCCCAATTTTGCTAGATGCGTTCCACGACTGCGCTTGGGTCTGGGAGCCTGCCGCAATACCGTTTACATAGTAGGTAACGGTCGTGCCGGATTTAGTGACTGCACCAAACGACCAGACGCCAGCGGGCAAGAGGCTGGTTGATTGGCTCAGTCCCTCGTTTTGAATAGCCCCAGAAGTGTTTACATAGATGGTGCTGTAACTACCGATCGCTCCTACAACAGGGAACGGAGTTGTTCCGCTGTAAGCCGGAGCGTTAATCCAGAACGCCACCGTTCCATCTGTCATCGCGGGAACCGCCACAGTAGCGGCAGTCGTCCCATCAAACACCAACCCCTGCGCGGGCGCGAGGCCGTTGCGCTGGGCTGCGATGGTGCCGCCTTGGTCGGCCAGCGTGGTCGCGGCGGTGACTGCGCCCGTCGCGCTCGCTACCGTCAGCGCAGTGCCAAAGCTGCCCGTGCCGAGCGTCAGGTTGTTTCCGGCGGGGGAGGTGAGGGTCGCCGAGATCGGCGTGGTAAGCGTCGGGCTAGTCCCGAACACAAGCGCGCCCGTGCCCGTTTCGTTCGTCACGGCGGCAAGAAGATTCGCGGAGCTTGGCGTCGCGAGGAACGTCGCCACGCCGGTGCCGAGACCGCTGACGCCGGTGGAGATCGGAAGGCCGGTGAGGTTCGTTGCGGTCCCGCTCGCTGGCGTTCCAAGAACCGGCGCGGTCATCGTCGGGCTCGTCAGCGTCTTGTTCGTCAGCGTGTCCGTGGTCGCGCGACCGACGAGGGTGTCCGTCGCATTCGGCAGCGTGATGACTTGCCCCGTAGTCGAAACGGCATCGAGCAACGTGATCGCGCTTGTGGCACTCGATGAGGAGCGGAAGCGGATACCCTTGCTGAAATCCGTGCCGTCTGAGATCGTGAGAAGCCCGCTGCCTTTGGGCTGCAAGTGCATCCCGATGTTCGCGCTCGCACCCGACGCAATAACGTGGAGCGGGTTTCCGATGCCGATGCCATTTTTGATTTCGAGATAATCGGTCGCGCTTGCCACGTCAGTCAGCCGCAAGATGTCGTGGCCTCCGCCGACGATGCCGACCGTGTCCGCTGCTGGCCGATAAAGTCCGGTGTTGGGGTCGTCGGTAAAGTTCAGCGAAGGCGCCGCCTCCGTGCCGTCGTCAAGCGTGATGTTGCCGTCGGTCGCGCTGATCGTAATCGAGCCCGCGCCGTTGGAGATCGCGATGCCGGTGCCAGCGGTGAGCGTCGAGTTCACGAACGCCGAGCCGTTGCCGATTAGAAGCTGTCCGTTGCTCGGCACTGACACGAGGTCGGTCAGCGAGGTAACGCCACCTCCGCCCCCGTTGCCGCGCGCTGCGCTCAGAGTCCAGTCGCCAGCCGTGCGGCTCGGGCGCTCGCGGTTGCCGTCGATGTTCGACACGAAGCTGTCGCCGTTGATCGTGACGAGATCCAGCCGCTGATACGTTTCATCGGGCATCCAACGGCCACGAGGATTCAGCCCGCGAGGCTCGGCAAACTCCTTGCGAAGCTGGTCGATTTCGCCAGCGCGAGGGAAGCGCGAGAGCTCGTCGGTGACGATTTCCTTCACGGCGTGCGTGAGCATTGAAGCCGCATCCTCGATGCGCGCCTCGGCCTTCGCGAGCAGGTTCACGTTCTCCGCGCGCTCGGCCATGAGCACCGAATACTTTGCGGCGGTCGTGACCTCCAAAGCCTTCGCGAGTTCTTCGATCTTCGCAGCGAGCGCCGCGCCGGTCTTTGCGTGCTCGTCGCTTGCGCGCGCTTTGCAAAACTCTTCGAGCTCGGTGCGAATCTGCGGCTCGGTCTCCTCGAACGTGCGCTCGATTTCCGCGCCGAGATACTCGCGAAGTTGCGGCAATTCCGAGACGAGCTGTTTTAGCTCGGAGCGTTGAACGATTGCCAACTCGATCAGCCGGTCGATTTGCGTCTGTGTATCCATAAGGTGTTATTTCTTCGCGCTCGTTGGCTGCGTTGCAAAGGTGTGCTCGATGATTGATTTCCCGACGATCGGCTTCGCGGCCTCTCCGCATCGGATGTCGAGCTGCTTGCGGTATTGCTCGACGGCGGTCAGCCAGTCGTTCGGGTTCTCAGGCTTTTCGTGGAGCACCATCGCGACCTCGGTGGCGGCGGAAAACTCGGTGCGGCTTTCGTTCTTCGCCGAGTTGGCTTGCGGCTTGTTCAGCCGCTCCACGATTGCGTTTGCCCACGCCTGCCCCGCGTCCCCTCCCCAGCCGTTCCACGCCTGCCAGCCCTTGCCTTGCGTCTTCCACGTCGCGCCTTGCTTGTCGATTTCGTGGCGGTCGAAATACGCCTTCATTCGGCGCACGGTGTCCTCGGAAAGCGGGCGCTTATTGAGGATGTCGCGAGCGCGAGCGAGCCCGACAGCGGTCATGCCGCGATTCGATGGCGTCGCTTTTTCGCGAGCGGCGAGCGCGCGTTTCGCGTTCGCGATCATCGCGTCGTTCGGGATGTAGCTGCCATCCGCAAAGTTGATCGTGACGAGGTTCGCGCTGTTCTCGACCTGCTCGACGGGCTCAGCCGGTGCGGGCTCAGCCGGTGCCGGTGCAACACTCGCCGCCTGCGCCTCGGCTGCGCTTGCACCCACCGCGTCGCCTGCTGCGGCTGCGGCTGCGGGTGTGCTCGGCAACGAGTTCGTCGTGAGCCGAATCGCCGTCTCGGGCACGCCGTATTTCTCAGCGAGCTGTTTGACGTAGGCGGCCTCGATTGCGATCTGCTCAAGTCGCGTAAAGGCGTCCGTGCCTTCTTCCGCTGCGATTTCCTGCAACGACTTCGCGCCCTGCCGGTTCTCGTTCATGTTCGCGGCTGACTCGCGGCCCACGTCGATCGAGAGCTTCGCGGGAAAACGCCACTCGCCCGCGGTCGCGCGACGCAACGCGTGCACCATCGTCTCACCCGCGAGAAGCGGAGGCGGTGGGATTTCTCCGCGCGCGATGGCGTCGAGAATTACGGCGTCCTTGATCGGGTCGAGCACCTTGTCGGTGAGCACGCCCTGCTGGCGCGTAAACACGCGATCGGCTGCGGCGAACTCGGCGCGGACGCTTGGGCCTTTGTAGTCTTGGGTCCCGAAAAGAACGCCCTCGGGCACGCCCACGCCCAGAGCAATCTCGTGCATGAGATGCTGCACGAAGCCGGTAAACGCCTGCGACGGACGCGACGGCATCACCTCGACGCGGTCGCTGTTTTGAAAATACCTAATCATGCCGACCTCGGTGAGCTCGTTCTTTTGCTGCTGTCCGTTCGGGAGCGAGAGCGCAGGATTAGGCTGGAATAGATTGCGCGGATTCGCGATGCCTCGGTCGTTGAAGATCAGCGCGGCCTGTTGCGACGAGAAACGCACGCCTGCCTTCTCGGCTTGCAAAATGTCGTGGAGCATCCGCGCGGTCTGAATCGCTGCGTGGAAATCTGTGATGCCTCGATACTGGTCCACCCGAAAGGGGTCCATGTAGTGACAAAACTGATTCGCGGGAATGTCCTCCGCTCCGAAATAAACTCCGTCACGCGTGACTCGGAAAATCCGATACGCGACGGGCTGTCCGAAGTCGTTCGTGATGATTCCTTGAAAGTAGTTGTTCGACGCGACCGCCGTGTCATTCGGGTTGCCGATGCGCGTCGCAGGCACGAGCTGGAGCTTGAGCCCTTCTCCGCTGCGACGGATGACGAATCCGCAGTCACCGTCCACCGGCCTTTCCTCGGCGGCGAGCTGCACCAATTTCTTGAACGAGTGCCGGTTCGTCACGTCGCACGTCTTGCACCATGCGTGGAAATACTCGCTGATTGTCTGGTTGTAATCGCGGTCTCCGGTCGTCGGCGAATACTCATTCGGCGTCAGATACGTCCCGAACTTGCGCGAAATTTCGCGAGCCTCGGGGAAATTCTGCACCAAGTCCTGAGCCTCATACATCATCACGACGCGGTCCCGCTGGTTCTGCGATGACTCCGCTGGCTGCTCGTATTGCTTCGGAGCATACAAGCGATTCGTCCGCGCCGCGTTGTATTCAAAAAGTGACTTGGCGACGCGAGCCTCCAGCCGCTTGAGCGCCCACGTCGGTGCGATGTTTTCGAGCGCGCGGTCGAGCCACGGCTTTTGGGCGATCAATTTTGACGCGTCGAAAATGTCGTTTTCCATAATTTCAGTTTCCCGTGAAGCTCACGAATGTCGTATCCGTGGACGTGCCCGCCGCGTCCGTCAATGCGTCCTGCAAGTTCCCGAGCATATTGTTCAGCGCGTTGAGGTCCGCGCGGCTCACGCTCTTTCCGTTGAGGCTGTAACTCTGGTTGAGGAGCACGGCTTGAATCGCGTCAATTGTCTTGGTCTTGAGCGCCGTCAGGGTCGCGCTGTCCAGTCCGAGAAATGGGTTGTCGAGCATACCACTGCCCGAAACGTCAAACCGGCCTTAGTCTTTCACCGGCGTGTAACGCACGACGTTGGCAATCGTGGCCATGCAAAGCATCATCGCCGAGGTGTCGAGCCCGTGATTCGGCGCGTTGCTTTTTACCTCGACCCACTGCCAAACGCCGGTGCGGATTTCAACCTTCGATTCGCCTTTGAGGTGTTCGAGGTAGAGCGGATTGACGTCGGCCGGCAGTAGCCACTTGAGATCGCCCTTGGCCTCCAGCGCGTTCGCGAGGAGGTCTTTGAAATAGTCGCCGGACCAGTCGTAGTAAAATACATCGCCGCCTCGGTAGTCGCTCACGCGCGGCTCCGAGAAAGGGAAGTTGATGAGCTTGTCGCTGGCGTCGTCCCGCATCGTCCATGTTTTGCGCGCGTGCCCGCGCATCCCTCGCCAGCCGAAGTCCGCGCAATCGCGGTCCACGTCCGCGGGTCGGTAACCGCGATCTTGAGCGACGCACGCGTCCTGCACCTTGTAACGGCATTGCATCTGCCGAAGCTGGTCCCGCGTCTCGATGCGGCCGAAATAAAGCTGCTTGTAGGTCGGCCCCGTCGCCGCGGAGAACGCGCCGATTTCAACCCACCAGTGGTCTTGCTGGCGGTCGATTGCCATGAACCGGATGAGCTCGCCGTCGATGCCTTCGCCGTTGCTGAACTGGGCGACGGTGTAATCGGACTTCGTGACGAATAGGTTCACCACCTTCTTCTCGACGATCCACGGCCGCGCCTCGCGCTTCGTGCGAAACTCGATCTTCATTTTGTCATCGCCCTGCCGCACGTGATGATTGTCCGCCTCGCAGAATTCTTCGACGAGTAGCCGCATCGGGCGGCTCACGACCGCCTCCACGCGGAAGCTCTGGATTTCCGCAGGCGCGGTCGGGTTCAACGGCACGAAGCGACCGGCACGCTTCCACCCGTTGCGCGTCGTGTCGGTGTCTGGTGACTCATGGCCGCAGTGAGGGCACCGGAAGCGGCACGAGGCGACCGCCCGCGGCACGTCCCACGTCTCGTCGTCGCGCTTCGCCGCGGCATCCCAGACCACTCCGCCCCGCAGTCCGGTGTCCTCGTTTTTGTCGAGCGCGAAGGCGATGGGATGAACCTTCCGGCACGACGGACATTCCGTGCTCCACTCCTGCTGGTTCCCTTGGCGGAAGGATGTGTCCTCTACGTTGCCGGTTTCGAGGTCCATCACCGGCGCCTGCGACGTGTTGTAAATCTTGGAGCGCCCGACTTCCTCGAAGCGCGAGACGCGGGCGATGGCGTGGCCATAGGGTTCCTGCCACTTTGGGAGCCATATCTCGTCATTTATTTTGTAACGAATCGACTGGCTTTGCTGGCTTGAAATGTTCGCAGGATTCAGCAGGAAAAAGAATCCGCCGAAATAAATCTCGGTCGTCGTCCGGTTCGGCCCGACGCGCGGGAGCATCGCGGCGACTGGCTTGCAGCCCTCGAAGATCGGGTTCAGCCGAGACTTCGCGTGCCGGTCGATCATTTCGTCGGTCTGCATCGTCCACGAGATCGGCCCCGCGTCGTTGCAAATCAGCCACGGCACCCAGATGTCGGCGACGAGCGTCCCGCCGATCTGCACGGCCTTGCGGAAGTGCACGCGGCGCACGAGCGGGTTTTGCAACGCGTCGAAGATCGGAATCAGCCACGGCGAGATTCGCACGTTGAAGGGTCCCGGCGTCGCGTAGCTCTCGGGCAAAATGACGTGCTTTCGCGCCCACTCGTAAATCGGCGAGCGGTCGGGCTGCGGGAGGCGCAGGGTTGCGCAGAGGAGGTCGGAGGCGGTCACGCGATCAGGTGGAGCACCCACGTCGAAAACGCTTCGCTCTGACTCATGCCGCGAGCTTTGCACCAAGCGCGAAACCGCGCCGCGACTTGTGGACGGAGGCGCACCGTCACGGCGACGGCGCGCTGATCGGGCGCGAGCGGCTTGCGGCCTGCGCCTTTGCGTTTGCCACCGGCGGTCATGCGGCAAGAAGACGAACCGAGTTTTTCTTGAGCTTTCCGGTTTTGGTCACGTCAGCAGTAAACCAGCGGCCTTCAGCGTTTTTCACTACGATGTAACTGCCTTCGTTTTTAACGAGCTTGATTGCAGAAGAGCGGCCGAGCAAGAACTGGATTTGAATGAGGGTATCGGTGAGGTTCATGTGTCAGAGCATTCACGCGCTTTGATTGATTGCAACACTTATTTCAAACAATCGGTTCACTATTAGATTTTACTCAAGAAAATACACATCACGCCACTTTTCGTGCTCTTGCGGCAGTCCTATCCATTCGTAGATTCGTGACTCAACCCTCCAGAAAACAAAGCGGCATTTGTAGGCGATTCTTTGCCATGCGGTCGGAGCAAAATATGGGGAGTGCCCGAGTGGCGGGCGAAGCCCACCACGGCATCCGTATCGGTGAAGGTAAAATCTCCGAATTGCGTTTTTCATAAGGGTATAAGTTTGCCTGTTTGCTCGTCCTTCTTCGCCACGATCCACCCTTTGCCGAGGTTTCCCCCGCGTTCATATTGCTCGCGCTTGTCCCTGCTGTGGTGTATCCACAACCCAAAGCCATCTGGATATGCGGTGCAGCACTCGCAGTCGGCGCGGTGCTCGATTTGATCCTCTGAGGGAATTATGTGAATTTCAGTCATTTCACTCCCTCGACCTGTCCAACGCCTCGCCCTCGAACGTCGCAATATTCGCGTTAATCACCTCGCGAATCTCGCTGAGAATCACGCCGCCCTCCACGTTCAGTTCCGCCGCGTTCATCCCGACGCCGCGCGGCCCCAGCTCGACTTCGAGCTTGAGGCGCAGGAGCAGGTTGAGCTTCTGGCCCAGAGTGACGAGCATCGCCTCGACGACTTCGCGGTCGATCACGTCACCGGCTTCTCGTTCGTTCTTTGAGCGGGCGAGGCGGATTTGCTCGCGCATTAGTTCGGCTTTGAGCTCGGCGAGGTTCTTCGTCGCCACGTCCTTCCCGATCACGTTCTCCGCGCAAAACTGCTGCCACGCGGCAAGGTTCTCGCGGCGTCCGTCCTCGTGCTTCTTCGGTGCGTCGGGGAATCGGTTGCGCGCGTCGTAAATGGCTTGGCGGGAAAGGCCGAGTTCCTTGGCGAGCGTGCTCAGGTCTTTCACCCAGCCGTCGAGCTGGCCGGTCTGAAAATCGTTCAGCGCCTTGCGCTCCGAGGTCGTCAGCGTTTTGCCGGCCTTGAGCTTGACCGCGATGTTTTGGACGTTGCGGCGCGCGAGGATTTCGCTCGGGGTTTGCTCAGGGTCGGTCATTCAGATTGGAGCGCCGGGGTCGGGGTTGAACCGCCCTTTGCGGACTGGAGGTCCGCCGTGTCCTTCGTGTCACTTCCGGCGCGTGATTGTTTTCTCTGCTTGCCTTTGTACATCCCCGCCCCGCGCTTGTCAATTTCGCTGAATGGCAAGATCGGAACGGTTAGGCGAGCGCGTGCGGTCTGGTCGAGAAAGTAGATGTAGCGGAGTTGAAAACCAAGTTTAGGTTTCCAGCCCGCAGCCTTGTAAACCTTCATGGACGAGGCGCCTGTTTCCAGAATGTTATTGGCTTTTGTCATTGTCGTTCTGCTTATTGGTTGAGCGCCTAATGATTGCGAGCGCCTGAGCCTGTTGGCGCTTGCTTCGTCCGTCCGTGAGGCTGGTTCGCGAGAACACGCGCGGCTCTCTCTCTCTCTCTCTCTCCGCCGATGCCCGGCCTTATGCTGGTGTCGTTGAACGTCTCGCCGGTTGGCGCTTCCCAGATTTGATTATTTTCTTTGATGCCGATCAGCGCAAACCCACTCGCCCTGTAAATCGTTCCGTCGCCGCATTGCGTTCCGTCCGCAAAAGAAACGCACCACTTGATGTGCGGGTATGTCTTGCGAATCCATCGAAACGCATAACCGATGGCGCGGCTTTCAGAGTTGCGCGGTAGCCAGTCCGCGAACGCCATCCGGTTCAGTTCAATAAATTCATTCCAAAGCGTGCCCGTGACAAGTCCGAGCATCTTGCGCTTGTCGAGCGACGGCCCGAACTGCATCGCGCCGCCGCATTTCCCATCGAGGAAAACGCCAAGGTGGAGCTGCGAGTTATTGACCACCTTCCCACTGTAATGAATCGCCCGCACAATGCGGTTCGCATCCTGCGCCGAGATCGGCTTGACGATGATGTCTTTAGCTCGTCCCACGGTTGAACCTCCCGCAGATAAACGCCAGAGCGTTGCCGTTGCTGTTTTCGTTCACGGCTGACTCGCCGCCGCCCTCTTCCTTTGCCTTACTCATCGCCGCCTCGACCTCCTTGAATTGCTCGTCGTGAACCGTGAACGTCATTTGCCTAAAAGGCGCGCGGTCGCCGTCTTTCAACGCTGGCGCTTCCACTTCCGCAACGGCGAATTGACCGATGTCAACCGGCGAGTAACCGACATCGACCAAGTCAACGCCCTCGTCCTGCAAAGACTTGAGCACCGCGTTGAGCTTGTCCTCCTCCCACTCCGCCAGCTCCGCCGTCCGGTTGTCGGCGATGGCGAACGCCGTCGCCTCGACGCCCGCCAGTT